AAATAGCCAACCAATAAATACAGGTACAAGTAATTTAACTTTAACAACTAACGGTCAAGCCTTTTCATTAGTCTACGTTGATTCAACAAGAGGTTGGGCGTATAAAACCAACACGGCGTAAGGAGCAAAATAATGGCTCTTATTGATTTTAAAGTCTTACCTGGAATAGATAAGCAAGACACAACATCTGGTGCAGAAAACAGATGGGTTGATTGTGATAATGTTAGGTTTAGATATAACTTACCAGAAAAAGTTGGTGGCTGGTCTTCATTAATATCAGATAGTATTGTAGGAGTTGCAAGACGTGAGTTTGCTTTTGTAGATTTAGAAGGTAACCGTTATGTTGCAATAGGAACTGACAAATTTTTACTTTTATATTTTGAAGGTCAAATATTTGATATCACTCCTATAAAAACACCTTTAGCTTCTTCAACAATAGCAACTGTAAACAATTCTGCAGTATGTACAATTACAACTGCTTCGACACATGGTTTTGAACCAGGAGATATTGTTTTATTTAATAGTGTAACTTTACCAGGAGGAACTGGATATAGTGCATCTGATTTTGAGGACAAATTATTTCAAGTAACTTCAACACCAACTTCAGTTACATTTACAATCACACAAAGTTCAAATGCAACAGGAACAGTATCTACGGGTGGTAGTATATCTGTTATACCTTATGAAAAAGTTGGTCCTTCAGCACAATCATATGGTTATGGTTTTGGTATTGGACAATACGGTGGAACTATTGCAGGTGCACAACAAACTACTTTAAACGGAGCTTTATTAGCAGATACTAATGGTACTGGTGGATCAGGAACTGTTATCAACGTTACATCAAACACAGGTTTTCCAACAGCAGGAACTATAGCTGTAGCAAACGAATTAATAACTTATACCGGAAAAGGTACAAATACTTTAACTGGTATTACTAGAGGAGCATTTGGAACTGCAACGGTTGGTACTTCAAATGGTCAAGCTCATTCAACAGGTGCAACGGTTACAGATGCATCAAGCTTTACCGGTTTTGGAAGTGCCGTGCAAGCATCTAACGTGACCCTAGAACCAGGCCTCTGGAGTCTAAGTAATTTTGGTCAAGTATTAGTTGCAACAATTGCAAATGGTAAAACATTTACGTGGAATGCAGGAGCAGCATCTCCATTAACAGTTAGAGCGTCAACAGGTACATCAGGTTTTTCAACTGCAAATAACCCAACTGCAACAAGAGTAACACTAGTATCACCTACAACACGTCACTTAATTCATTTAGGTACTGAAACAACTATTGGAGATACATCTAGTCAAGATGATATGTTTATAAGATTTTCTGATCAAGAAGACATAAACGATTATACACCAACAGCTATTAACAGCGCTGGATCACAAAGACTTCAAGATGGAACAAGAATTATGGGTTCATTAAAAGCAAAAGAAACAATTCTAGTTTGGACAGATAATGCATTGTACACTATGAAATTTATTGGTGCACCATTTACATTTGGCTTTGAGCAAGTTGGTACTAACTGTGGATTGATTGGTAAGAATGCAGCGGTTGAAATTGATGGTGTTGCATTTTGGATGAGTACAAATGGTTTCTTTATGTTTGATGGTACAGTTAAATCACTACCATGTTCTGTTGAAGATTATGTTTATGATCAAGCAGATACAACTAAAGGTCAACAAGTAGCGGCAGGTATTAATAATTTATTTACAGAAGTTGTTTGGTATTACCCTTCAACTAGTTCTGAGTATAATGATCAGTATGTAGTATTTAATTATGGAGAACCTATGAAAGGTGGTACTTGGTACATTGGAACAGAAGCAAGAACTTCTTGGATTGATGCAAGTGTATATCAAAAACCAATAGCAACTAAATTTAATTCAACATCAAATGGTACTTTTCCTGCAGTTATAGGTCAAGATGGATTAGGTCAAACTCAATTATTCGAACATGAAGTAGGTACAGATCAAATTAATCAAGATGGTTCTACTACTACAGTTACATCATTTGTAAAATCATACGATTTTGATATACAATCAAGACAACAAAATGCACAAGGTAAATCAACAGGACCCGGTATATCTGGAGAAATATTTTTAGCTATGAGAAGATTTGTACCAGACTTTAAAGACTTACAGGGTAATGCAAAAGTAACACTAGCTGTAAAAAGATACCCTCAACAATCTGATACTAACACTTCTTTAAGCCCCTTTACAATTAACTCAAGTACTGATAAAAAGGATACAAGAGCCAGAGGCAGGTTTGTTAACATTAAGATAGAAAATACAGATGTTAGTGAATCTTGGCGTTTTGGTACTTTACGAATTGACATACAACCAGACGGTAAAAGATAATGGCAACTTTATATGATCTAGCAATGCAGTATTTAAATCAGTCTTTACCTAAGACTTTTAAATATGACAGAACTCCTCGTATTGGAATTCCAACTCCAGTTCCAGGACCTATAGTACCAGAACCTGTAAAAAAAATATTACCTGTACAAAGTAGCGGTGCAGATGGATTTAGTGTTTACAATCCTGATCCTAATAGAACTAGAAATGAAAGTAATTATAATGAACGTCCTTATAAATCAACTGTATATAATAATGCTTTTCCTATGATGGGTGATCCTATGGCTAATCAAGCAACAGGTGCATTAAACGCAGATGGTTTAATGAGTTATCCTGGAGATAAACCACCAACAGGATTAGAAAAATTAATAGGAATGTTGCCTGGTCAACAAGTTTTAAAAGGAATTACAAACATGCTTCCTGTAAACAGAACAGGAATATTACAAAACGAATTATTAGGAGCTGGTTTTCAATTAAATGACATTGGACAGATTGTAGGTGATCCACGTACAGTAGAAGGAGTAATGGCAGGTTTAAATAGTAGTAGAATGGATGCTGGTAGCTTTGATAAAAAATCTGCAAATATTGAAAATACTTTAAGTGAAAAATACGGACTTTCTCAAACAGAAATAGATTCTATAAAAGCAGGTAATATTACAGAGGGCATTAAATCAAAAGCATATAATAAGACAATGGGAACTACTAGTAATTTAGTACAAGATTTATTGAATACAGAAATTGCTAAAGGTAAGTTTAAAGAGGTTATAGATAAAACAACTACTGTTTTTGATGCTAAATCATTAAAAAAAGATCCTAGTTACGTACCTTTTGATACTCAATTAGATATAAACAATATGATTAATAAAGAAAAAGAAGATGAGGAGAATTTTGATCCATTAGATCCTACAAATACTTTTAAAAACAAAAATGCTTTTGAAATTAATAATATAGTTGATTTACAAAGAACAAAAGACGCTATAGAAGAAGATAGATTGAGAGATCTAGACGCCATGGATCCTAATCCGGGTATTATTACTGATACTAGTAATAAAGGTTTTAATCCAAATGTAACTCCAGGAGAATCTGGTTTTATAGGTTTAGATAAAGAATTTGATATAGATCCTAGAGATATTGATGGACCAGGAACTTATGATGGACCAGGTATAGTAGATAACAGAACCCCAGAAGAACAGGCATATGGAAGTTGTTTCATAGCAGGTACAAAAATTAGTATGGCAGATGGTACATTAAAAAATATTGAAGACATTATAGTTGGAGATAAAGTAAAAGGACACAAAGAAGAAAACACAGTTATTAAATTAGATCCTACTTTATTAGCTAATAGAAAACTATATTCATTTAATGATAATGAACATTATTTTTTTACTTCAGAACATCCATTCATGACTGAAGAAGGTTGGAAATCAATTAAACCTGAAAAAACAAAAGAACGTGATGGTGTAGAATTATATAATCAATTAAAAGGTGAATTAAAAATAGGTGATAAACTTGTAACAGAAAATGGTTTAATTGAAATTAAAAATATAAAATCAAAAGAAATGAACAATCCTGAAATGCCTTTATACAACTTTAATGTTTCAAATGATAATTCATATATTGCAGATAAATATATTGTTCATAATAAAGGTAATAAGGGTAGTGCTGATCCTAAAATAGTATGTACTATGATGAATCAATCTTATGGTTTTGGATCATTTAGAAATAAAATATGGAAAAAGTTTCACAAAGACCTTTCACCTGAATATCAAAAAGGTTATCACAAATTATTTTTACCATTAGTTAGAATTGCTAAAACAAATAAAGTAGTTAAAAAAATATTAGAACATATTGCAGTGCATAGCACGATAGATATGAGACAAGCAACAAGGGGTAAGATGCATTTACTAGGTAGAATATATAGAAAAATACTTTTACCACTTTGTTATTTTGTAGGAAAACATGGCTAAAGTAGTAGTTAGATTACCTGAGCCTAAAGAAGAGTATGACTTTTCTAACCAGAAACAAATTAATAGAGCGATTGCTATAATTGTAGAGCAATTAAATTCTACTTTTTTAAACGAAGAAAAACAAGATCAAGAAAGGTTTGCGTGGTTTAATGGCTAATATATATAAAAATGCAAAGGTAGATTTAACTACTAATACAGTTACAACTGTATATACTTGTCCATCAAATTCTAGAGCAATATTAAAGTCTATGTATGTATCAGAAGATACTGGTAATGCAGATACAATTACAGTAAAATTATTTGCTGGAGATCCAGCAAGTGCAGATTCTTTTAGCTTATACAATGTAAAAGCTATTGGAGCTAATGCAACAGAACAATTAATAACAGAACCTATCATAATGATGGAAAACGAAGTACTACAAGTAACAGCTGCTACTGCAAATAGATTGCATGTCACGTTGTCTGTGCTAGAAATAAACAGGGATTAATATGTCATTTATAGAAACAGAAGCATCAGTAAGATACGAAACAGTTAATGGTAAAAAGGTTATGATTATTACACCTAAAAGTGAAGTTACCTTAACTAATATGAAAACAGGTCAGGAATATATGTCAGATGCAGAATCAGATGCTGATGTAGATAACCCTGAAACAGAGACTAAAAGAGAAGATATAAGAAGAGACGTTAAAATAACAGTAGAAGAATTTAACTTAGGAGCAGGTTCTGAGTTGTAAAACTTAGGGTTTTTATATATAATAAACTATGCCAATTTCAAGATCACAAATGCCAAGACAAATGTACGGACTAGGAAGTTTCGTAAAGTCTATTGGTAAAGGAATTAAAAAGATAGTTAAGTCACCTATAGGTAAAGCAGCTATATTAGGTTTTGGTGCTAATGCATTGATGATGCCTGGAGGACTTAGTTCTTTGTTTAGTGGCGGTGGTGGACTAACAGGTTTATTTAGTAAAGCTAAAGGTTTATACGATGGATTATCTGGTGTACAAAAATTTGGAGGAGCTTTAGCTCTTGGTGGTGCATTTGGTGGTATGGAAGATCAACAAATAGAAGAATTAAAAGCTAACCCAGAAGCTTTAGCAAATTATTTAAGACAATATTATTCTAATTTAAATCAAAATGCTAAGCCAGAAGAAGTAGAAGAATTTGTACGAAGAAACATGCAAGCTAATGGTGGTAGAATAGGTTATGCAGATGGAACAGAAAAAATAGTTCAACCTTCAGCTTCTATGATGGTAGATACAACAACTTCTAATCCTATACCTAACGATGCTCCTCAAAAAGAAATATCAGAAGTAGCAAAAATTATGCTTGGCCCTGGTAGATCTGGAATTGGAGAACCAGAAGATGGTACAATGAAAGGTTATCAATTTT